GCAGATGAGTGATCAAGAACGACAACGCGTCTGTGTAGTCAGCGCCATCTTAATGAACCCGACCATATCGAGCTGGGCTCGGAAGTACTGGACAAAAGTATTATCCCAGTTACTCCTCAACAGCGACGATTTACGGGGTGAGCTAGTCACTCACTCCGCAGGTCTGCCCCACCTGTGGTCAAAAACGGGGCATCAACTCAAAAGCAAACTGTCTGGAGGACAGAACTATGACCGTGACCAAACTAAAAACTGCTGAGCGTTTAGCGCCCACACCAAAACCAGGTTCGTACGTCCATGCAATATTCACCACCGTCGAGGCTCTGGGTGGCAGAGCGACGTGCCGTGAGATCCGTGAGCTGTTACCTGCGGCGAACGGGCCTAGCTTCACCGACAATCGCTCGTGCCACGAGCACGTTAAATCGATTGCGGTAAACCTTGGGTATCTAGGCTGCGACGCGGCCTTAGTTAGAGGCGGCAATACTCCGCACATCGATGAGTCATTCGGTAAGATCGAGTACTTCATCAACACGTTTGAAGTCTACGATTCAAAACGTATTGAGCGCCTTGCTCGTGCTGAAAAGAAACGCAAGAAACGCGCAGCTAAACGACAGCGCCAACAAGCAGCGGCTGAAAAGCAAGCTGAGCAAACGGCTAAGCAAGAGGCTACAGATCGCATAGCGACCGCACGTCAAAAGCTGACTCCGGTTAGTACAAGACCTACTAAACCGGCAACGATAGACCCTACACCCAAGACCATTCACGCAGATCACAACACCCGTATGGAGTACGCAATCGTTGCTGCTACTGCATCCGTCATATCGGTTGGTGTGTACGTCCTGCTTGGGCAGGTGCTGTAACCCAAAGAAACACTAGACCCTAGACCGTGGCACTAGGGCCTAGACCTTTCCCCTGCCACATTACTGGAGAAGACATGATGTCTGACATTTTTGTAAAAGTAGTACGCGTCCCTGGCGCTGTAACCGAAGTCGCCTTATCTGCAGGTGCAACCGTAGCTGACGCTCTGTCCGCTGCTGGTATCTCTTCCACTGGCTCTGAGTCCATACGTGTTGGCGCTGCTGACGCAACCGTGGACACCTCTGTCGGTGACGGAGACCGAGTTGTGATCGCGCAAGGAGCCAAAGGCAACTAACCGACCACACCACTTTCGGGGTATGGCCCATCAGTAATGGTGGGCCTCCATCGGACGCTCGGAGTATGCCAACCCTACTGCCCTGCCCCACCCACTTACCGGCTAAGGAGATCGAATGAAAAGTAAGCTGCCAGACAAGGCAACGCACAAAACCATACGTGTCACTGCGGAATCCGTATCTACCTATGAGATTTCCATCAACGTACCGATCCAAGCACATCCACACGACATCACCGCCTTCGTTAGAAGCGGTGCCGTGGATGTAACTGGCATGACAGAAGACGGCTGGGGCGAATGGAATTGGCTTGCCCCAGAGGAAACAGACTTCGACTTTGACGCCGAGGATTTGTACTACGACTTTTTGGGCGAGCACCCTGAGACAAAGGAGATCGAATGATGAAAATGTACGAAGTTACAATTCGTGCAACCGTCACTAAAACCTTTTCTGTAGAAGCTAAAGACGAACCATGCGCCGAAGAAGCTGCGCACGAACAATTCAGTGTTCTAAACGACGGTGTCGACGAAAACTATGACCAACTAACCTTGAGCATAGAGGAGATCCAATGATGCTCTCAACAATACGCCACGACGCAGTGTTCCGTGCATACGACTACAAGGATTATCCAATCCACATTGTCGGTGCCGGTGCCACTGGCTCCCGCGTGTTCATGTCACTACTGGAGCTTGGTCTGACCAATCTGCATGTGTATGACTTCGACATCGTAGAGCCGCACAACCTCGCCAACCAAGCGTTCCTGTTCGAGCACGTCGGCTTGCCCAAAGTTAAAGCGTTGCAGAACCTAGCATCGCTCAAGCTCGGCGTGCCTGAAGACAAGCTACCAATGCAGTTCATCAACGAACGCATCGACCAACGACAGTTCGACGGCTTTCTGTTCTTGCTGACCGATACGATGGCATCGCGTCGCAAGATCATCGGCAACCAATCGACTGGCCCTGACAGTATGTTGCTCCATGTCTTCGAGACCCGCATGGCCTCGTCTCATGGCAACGTGTACCACTTCTCGCCAGCCAACCCACACCAACGTCAAGCGTGGTTCGACTCGCTCATCAGCGACGACGAAGGCGAAGTGTCGCCCTGCGGTACCAGCATATCCGTAGGCGCTACTGCTTCGCTCATTGCCAACCTAGCCGTGTGGGAGTTCATGAACTTCCTACTCGATGACGGTTGTGCAACAGCACAGCTCGACGTGTTCTTCAAACCCATGCTACTCACGACCAGAGAACGAATATGAATTTCTATACCCAACCAAGCGGTGCAGACATCGACAGCTCATCGATGGAGCCCGCAATCACCCCGCTCTATGAAGAGCCCCCCATGCCGGTTGTGTACTACACGGCTCAAGTTAAAGCCGTGATCAATCACCTTGTCGCAGTAAACACTGCCGAGGTTGGCTGGCTCGGCCTCGTCAAACAGGTTAACGACAACGACTACTTGGTCTACAAGTTGTACGTGCCCAAACAGACTGTCCACTCAGCCGAGACGGACATTGATTCAGACGCAATGGCTAACCTTGGTATCGAGATCACTGAGGCTGGCTTGCCTGCCGAGGATCTCTACTACTGGGGCCACAGCCACGTAAGCATGCAGGTTTCACCCAGCGGCCAAGACGAAACACAAATCGAAGAGTTTCTGGAAGCTGGCTGCAAACACTTTATACGTGGCATTTACAACAAGCAGGGCCACAGCAAGGTGGATGTGTATGACGTGCCGCGCAATGTCATCTACCAGTGCGTTCGTGAAGACGTTGAGGTCAGCCTAACTGCCGAGGAAGGCGAGCACCTCGACGCGGTGATCAAAGCCAACGTTACTAAAGCACCACCACCGGTTTACAAAAAGACACAGTTCAAACGCAGCCCTGTCATCAGCAACCTGCCTGCAAACAACTACCACAGTCAGATGCAGCAGCCGTTCTATTACAGCAACACGTTTGACCACCTCGACGATGTCGCCATCGAAGACTACAGCGATGACTACAACGACGGGGCTGACGATTATTTAGATGGGTTTGACCCAACAAGGAGCATTCAATGAGCTGGTCACATCAACAAACACTCACACTCAATCCAGGCAAAGAGCTTCAAGCGGAGTTGGAACTTCAGCTTGAGCTTGTAAAGACAGAAGTAGAACACAAACGCGCCATTCTTCGTGAACATAAGCTCAGGTCGCAGCATTCAACCAATCAATGGATTCGAATACGAGACGCTTACAACCAGCCCCACTCATGGCTGGTGTATCAGCTCACGGGTGGTCATACACACTTAAAAGAGCGGATAGAAGTGTTGATCAAGCACTATCACCAAGAAGCGGACGAGCAGTGCCGTGACAACTATGAAGCTCTACAAAGAGCAGAAGCACGCTACGAAGCCGTCCAAGAGCGTGTGGCGCAAGCTAAAATGAGACTCAGCATGGTACGCGATCAAGCTGACATCGTTGTCAGCAGGGACATGCTCGACAGGTTTCTGCGCGACAATGCTCACTACGTACCTGACTCTTTGCAGTTGTCTTTTAACGACAACCCACATCAATACCGAGTCACTTTCAGCCTGCGTCACATCATCGCCATCAACCCTCGTGGTAACAATCCCATTGAGATTCCGCCTCTGCGTATCGACTTTTATATCAACCCAACCGGCAGTCACGACCTTGTGGTTCGTAACGACATCGGTCGCCCTTACTGGACAGATCGGTACAAAGGCTACTCCGAGGTTCCGTTGTTGCACCCACACATGACAAGTGAAACGACACTGTGCTTGGGCGACTTTGGTGAAGGTGTTACCGAAGCAATCAGTGAAGGTGACTTCGTTACTGCTATCACAATACTCACCATGTTTTTCCAGCAATACGATCCTAATGATTCGGCTGGCCTGCATTTTAATGCGTGGCCCGAAGCTACGTTTGATGAGGATCGGCATATCGCTGACTACGCAGACGCTTAGGAGCCCCATGATCGACAAAGTAATTCAATTTGCCCTGACCTTTCTGACCATCAAACAATTTTTGCGGGAAATAAACGATGAAACAACTGGAGCTGAAGCTGACTCTGGAGAACGAGGAACTAGAACTGTTCACGGAGATAGCGCTGCAGATACAGCAGCACCTGAAGACCCTAGCCAATCAACAAGCTGACGATGAGGAGGACACAGACTAATGTTCACAGCAGGGCTAATCGCAGCAGCAGGCTTACTGTTTCTGCTATTCAAGTTCGGCATCCGCCGAGTCATTACCTATGACATCTTCTTTGATGTCGCTATCACTGCCATCTTGATGGTGTCACTTGCTGGCACATTCAGCGGCATGATGGCTGCTCTCTTTGGCGGCCTGATAGTATCAATCGTACTATTCATCATGAAACGTACGATGCGCCACGAAAAATTATCACTGGTTAAGACCAAATCATTTCCATATCGGAGGTTCGCATGGACGGAACAGTAAGAGCACAGGAGTTCGAGACCACCCCCTATCACGCTGTGTGTTGCACACACTGCAACTATGACATGGGCTACGACCACAGAAACACGACGGGCATGCAGCAATCTGTCGACTATGTAACCTGCCCTGAATGTTTCACCAAGCAATACAAGACCGCTGCTAATTACGCACCTGACAGTTGGCGTGAGACCAATGCAGCCAGCTCCAACATGGCAGATAGAGCTAACGAATCAGAAACCGAGACCTATCAAATTTTAGAAACGGTTATGGGATATCGAGCTTATGACTTCGAGTTCCCCGACGACTTCAGCTGGGATGACGTCAGGCATCACGAGATTGATTTGGTTCTCGAACAAGTAAGAATTAGGTGGACTGACGGTACAGAGTCACGCCTCGCTATGAGCTATGGCGAACTAGAGGATCTCGAAGATACCGGCGAAGTCCAAATCCGAACATACGATGGAGACCAAGTCTATTGAACACTATCGATGAACCCACCTGCTGCAAGTGCGGCAAGGAATGCACCCCAGTCATACTCGAATGGGACGAACCCGTCGAGTTCTGGGGTATGCGCAGCGTAGAGACCTTCTACACCATCGACAGCCATTGTTGTAAAGACGAGGTAGAACTACCTACAAACTTTTCTATTCACGACTATTAGTACAGGAGGTACTATTATGGATCGCGACGAGTTTCTAAACCAAAGCGAACAAGTCGAAGAGCGACTGTCACGCGACGCAAACTCTTATGACATGTTGGTCTACAACTTTGTGTGGCTCAAAAGCCGCAAGCCCGAACTACACGCAGAGCTGATGCGTAAGTTCCAGTCGATTGAATCCAGTGTGTACGCACACAGACAAGAGCAGGACGCTAAGGATCTATTCTAAACCATGCTAGTAACACTAGACTTTGAGACCTACTTTGATCCCAAGGTAAGCCTCACCAAGATGACGACGATGGAGTACGTCAAGCACCCCATGTTCAAAGTGTGGGGTGTTGGTATCAAATTGGATACCAGCCCGACCGAATGGTTCGGTGAAGACGAAGTGGAAGAAGCACTCAATGATATCGAGTGGGACAAAGCCCACCTGCTCTGCCACAACACTCCATTCGACGGCTACATTCTTACCCAACTGTACGAGTTAGTACCCGCCTACTACTTAGACACGGCAGCTATGGCCCGTGGTAGATGGCCAGGGGAAACGTCTCGACTCAAGGATGTAGCCGTCCGATGCTTCCCAGACGATCCAGACATGCGTAAAGGCGAAGAGCTAGTCACAGCGAAAGGTATCTATGACCTGCCACCAGACATAGAAGATTCGCTTGCTGGCTACTGTATCCAAGACGTCGACCTAACCTATGCAATTTACAATCAGCTACTGCCTGCATATCCACAAGTAGAACTAGACATCATCGATCTCACATGCCGAATGTTTTGTGAGCCGAAGATGACGCTCAACCGATGCAAGCTCGAATCGTTTGTCGAATCCGAACGAGCGCACTCAGAGCAAGCTATCGAGAAATCTGGTCTGGATCGTAAGGTCTTGGCCAGTAATCAACAGTTTTCAGCATGGGCTGAAGAGCAAGGACTGACAGTACCAACAAAAACCAGTCCATCCACGGGCAACAAGATACCTGCTTTTGGTAAAAATGACGCTGCGTATAAGCAGTGGCAACAGCAGCACCCTGAATACAATCATGTATGGCAGGGCAGAGAAGCAGTAAAGAGCAGACTCAATGAAACACGCGCACAGCGTTTCATTGATTGTGCTAACGCAGGTAGTCGACTACCTGCACCCCTGCGCTACTACGCTGCTCATACCGGTAGGTTTGGAGGTACCGATAAGATCAACCTTCAGAACCTGCCTCGCAACAGCGAACTACGTAAAGCTATAGAAGCACCGTCCGGTGGCTTTCTCTACGTAGCGGATCTATCAAACATCGAGTCTCGTATGTTGGCATGGCTTGCCGAAGAAGATGAGCTACTGCAAATGTACCGAGACGGCACCGATGTTTACTGTGATTTTGCATCCAAGGTTTACGGACGCACGATCACGAAAGACGATGCAATCGAACGCTTTGTAGGCAAGACGGCAATACTAGGTCTTGGCTACGGTATGGGCGCTCAGAAGTTCCAAGCCACATTGAAGCAAGCCAACATAGAAATGGATTTCTTTGAGGCCAAAACTATCGTCGATGAATACCGAACGGCTTATCCACATATCCCCAACCTGTGGAATCGGCTCAACGCTTTACTCACTGAGTCTTCGAACATGGGCAGGGTGCAGGATGACGACGCTTTCGGTTACGCCTACAGGTGTATCCAAGCGGCACCCAATTCGATTCTCCTCCCGAATGGAATGTCGCTTCGATACCCTTTTTTAACCTGCACAAAAGCCGGTTTAACGTATCAATCTATGGGCAAACCCGTCTCTACCTATGGCGGGCGCATCACCGAGAACGTTGTACAAGCACTGGCTCGCATTGTCTTATGCGATCACATGCTGCAAATACAGCGCCGACCAGAATTTGAAGTTGTGCTGACAGTACATGACGAAGTCATCGCCATAAGTCAGCAGGACAACCCAGAAGATAAATTGAACAGCATGATCGATATCATGCGCCAGCCCCCTAAGTGGGCACCAGACCTACCGCTCGATGCAGAAGGCGGTTGGGACGTTAGCTACAGCAAATGAGTGGTCTTGTACTGTCAAGAAAGCTCACGGAGCAGGTACTTCTTGAAATGCAAGATGGCTCCGAGGTGCTGATCACCGTTAGCCGGATAGATAAAAACCAAGTCCGCTTGCATTTCGAAGCACCAAAAGAGGTGAAAATTAACAGGATCAAAAGAAACGATATTGACCATAAATAGTAGTAGTTATACTATCGACAGCCGCGTTGGAGGAGAACAATATGCAGCTGAACTTCCTATCCGCCAGTAATGGCCTACCCCTTACCAAGACTTTCAGCGCTACCGGCTCTACCCCATACCCACTTGTTACTCACGTCGACAGCCATACGTTCACTGTTGATACGATCTCAGACTTCCATGACACGCTGCGCCAGCAATCACAGCTAGGTCATTGCCTACTCAAAGGTGACCTCAAGCAGCCGCTCGTCAACGAGTCCCGCAAAGGCAAGTCAAACCGCAATGCTTATACAGACTTGCTTGTGCTCGACATCGACGGCCTGCGCATACCCAATACAAAGTTCTCAACCGGCCCGCTCACCACGGTTCATATCGAGCACATTGCCAACATGATCGTATCCGCCCTGCCCGATGAGCTTAACGACGTTAGCTTCATCGCTCAGGCATCCAGTTCTTTTGGCATGAAGTCGGATCGATTCTCGCTGCACCTATTCTTTATGCTGACTGTGCCGCTACCACCTAAGACGGTGAAGTTATGGCTACAGCACGTTAACCACGCAGATACCTTATTCGAAGAACAGATCGAGCTGTCCGTCAACGGACACTCTCTCAAGTACGTGGTGGACACCAGTGTTGCTGATAACAGCAAACTGATATTCATCGCACCACCAACGTTTGCTGATAAGACTCTTGACCCGTTTCAAGACTCTGATCAACGGATCGTATTGGTAAACAAAGGACAAGAGACCTTAGACCTTGCACCTTTGATGAGTGGCATTAGCCGAGAAGCCATGTTCAGTGTCAGCAGAGCCAAGAAAGACTCGCTGCGTGACACGGCTGGCATGAACAGAAAGAAAGAAAAAATACAGATAGCACAAGTTAATTATCGCAACGAAGAAATCCTAACCAATCCAGACAAAGTATCGATTACGGTATCGGACGACAGTAGCTCGCCATTCATCCGCTGTAATATCAACGGTGGTGACAGCGGTGCGTACTACTTCAACCTCGATGCTCCGACCTACATGTACAACTTCAAAGACGAACCGATCTTTGAGATTGAGAAAGCCGATCCTGACTTCTATCTCAGCATCTTTGAGATGTTTGACGATCACATCAGTGAGTCCGGTAAAGCCTCCGTTCCTATAGCAATCCGTGATTTCTACACAGACATCTATTACTGCGGCCTATTTGACCCAAACATTCAACAGTTCAGTGACAACTATCCACTAACCCCGTTAGCTAAAGGATCTATCGACAGCTTCATGCTCAGTCACGGACGCCCTGTACCTGACTTCATACCTGACGCCCGAGTCATCTTTGACCCAACGCAGAAGGAAGAAGCCATACAGCTGCAGAACACGCCGTACCACATCAATATGTATCGGCAGACCGACTACATGCTCAACGCAACTGAACCTGATAGGCCTTTGACCCTAGGCCAAGGGCCAAAGATCCAAGACAAGTGTCCTCTCACCTATAAGCTGATACATCACATACTGGGCAATGGTGACGAGGAGCTTGAACGCTTCCTTAATTGGCTGGCTTACATATACCAAACACGACAGAAGGCTGGCACCGCTTGGGTGCTGACGGGTGTACCAGGCACCGGTAAGGGTCTGTTCTATAGCCGCATACTTCGACCGCTGTTTGGTGAAGCGCACGTACCAATGAAGGCGCTGCAGAACATAGAAGAGCAATTCAATTTGTACATGCGCACTGCCCTCTTCCTCATTGTCGATGAGTTCCACATGAGCAGTGCTAGCCAAGGCACTATTAAGATTGCAGACAAACTCAAGAACCAGATTACTGAGAACACGACCACGATCCGCGCAATGCGTAGCAACCAGACTGAAGTAAAGAACTTCACGAACTTTATATTCCTGACCAACCGGCTCGATGCCGTGAAGATCGAAGACGGAGATCGCCGGTACAACATTGCACCTCGACAAGAAACCAAACTCGAAGTCGCTCACCCTGAGGTCATTGAACGCATCGATGAGCTTCACAAAGAGTTACATGACTTCGCAGGCATCTTGAAAACATACGAAGTCAACACGCGTCTCGTCAGAACCTGCGTCAACAACGATGCGAAAACCGAGATGCGACATGTCAGCATGTCTGTGTTCGAAGACTTCTGTCGCGCCTTGAAAGAAGGCGAGCTTGAGTTCTTCACCGACGTGTTACAGATAGAAACGACCAACGTCATGGGTAGCGGTGACGTACTACCCGCTCAACGTTTCGTTAAGAGTTGGTTAGCTAAGAGCAGCGAAGACTACATGATGATCAAGGACGAACATCTACGCGTTGTCTTTCACGCTCTGACCGAACAGACGCCACGCATCAACGCAAAAGAATTTGGCAAACGCCTTGATCGCAACGGCCTTACTAAAACACGCAAGCGTCAGTCTGGTGCAGACCGCGACGCCAACCCAATACGCGGTATAGAAGTGAACTGGAAGATCTCCGATGAAAGTCGTGACGAACTGATCGACACCTACTTCAACACCAAAGATAAACAATTAGTCGCTTAGACTTTTATAGTAGTATTACTACTAACTAACGACACATAAGAACTATATGCAATTAACCCAAGACGAAAGACCAGACCTTGAGAGCTTAACCGCCAAGCCGGACAAGCTAGGCCTTACGCCTGCATGGTCTTACTCTGCGCTAAAAGTATTCGAAGAATGTCCCTACCGCACCTACATCAGCCGCGTTAAGAAGGTACGAGAGCCATCAAGCCCCGCTGCAGACCGTGGCACAGCTATCCACCAAGAAGCTGAAGACTACGTCTGTGGCAAATTAGGTGAGATGCCAGACTCGCTAAAGAAGTTCGAAGACGACTTCGAACAATTACGTGCGATGTACGCCGATGCCAAAGTCGAACTAGAAGGTGAATGGGGCTTCGATCTTGACTGGCAACCAGTCGGATGGATGGAGCCTAAGACGTGGGCACGCATCAAGCTCGATGCTCTTGTCAATGAAGACGAGCAATCTTGCCGTGTCATCGACTACAAGACCGGCAAGAAATGGGGCAACGAGATAACGCACGGACAGCAGTGCTTGCTGTACGCCATCGGCACTTTCTTCCGTTACCCGCACATCGAGTTCGCACAAACCGAGCTGTGGTATCTCGACAAGGGCGAAAAAACAATCAAGCAGTTCACCCGTGCAGAAGCTATGGAGTTCGCTCCAGGTTTCTACAAACGCGCTGTCGCTATGACTACGTGTACAGACTATGAACCTAAGCCTAGTAAGAACAACTGTAAGTGGTGTTCTTACAAAAAAGGCGAGCCACCTGAGTGTTACTGGGGAGTTAGCTAAACCGATCATGCAGCCCTAGCCAGCACCTCTCTCCTCCGGTGTGTGGGTTTTACCTTTTTTCCCCACCGGCTAGGGCTGCATACCAAGGAGATTCTATGGAAATGTTTTATTGCGAAGGCAACGCAATCATCCAGTACTCGTTAAAGACCGATCCGCCAGAAGCACTGTATTGGTCAACGTACCGACTCAAGAAATCTCACATCGTTATCCACAACCGTATGAATCGATCTGAAAAAGCCGTTTGGCGTGAAAAAATACTAAAGAGCATTACTTATGACGAAACAGTTCCTCGCAGCGATCCGAGCACAGGACACAGTTCAAAAGTTAAATTGGGTTAAACGAGCTTCGTACTTCTGGGATACCGGTAAGCCAAGAAGCCCGTCACTGACGCTTGAGCAAAAGACCAAGATCTATGATCTACGCGATCAAGGTCTTGGTTATAGAGACATAGCCGCCAGACTCGGCCATTCGTACTACATGGTCTACAACACAATTTACCGCCGTAACCACGGCGAAAAGCTGTGACCAAGTTCACAGACATCCACGCTGCGATTGAAGAAGCACATTTCATTCAACACCAGCTTAACGAAACCGCATTGATCACTATGGACAAACACAACAACTTGTTTGTCATCACGCGCAACCAATACGAATCGAAAGAGCACAGCACCGACACTGTTCTTGAGATCTGCAAATCTGTAGGGGGTTGGAATGGGCAAGGCGAGTGTCAGCGTCAGGCCTAGTGGGTCGTGATAAGCCCACCTCCTTTGTGAAACAGATGAGATGAAGTAGCTGCCCCATTATTCATAGGCTCAATCTCATCAACTGGCACAAACTTCTTGAATAAATTAGTACAACATGTACTATTTACAGCCAATTAAGAATAAATAAATATGAAACCATTCGAACATCAATTAACAACAACTGATTTCATCGTCGACAAAAAGCAGTGCCTAATAACCTCAGATCCAGGCACTGGTAAAACCCGCAGCGTCATCGACGCCTACGCCAAACTTCCGTTAGACAAAGGCAAGATGCTCGTCATCGCCCCGCTTTCGATTCTGCAAGCGTCGTGGGGTGACGATATTGACAAGTTCCAACCAGAAATTACGTACGAGATTGCGTACGCCAAGAACAGAGCCAAGGCTTTTCAAAGCAACGCTGACGTCGTCTTGACCAATCATGATGCCGTCAAGTGGCTACTCAAAAACATCAACGTCCTAAAGCAGTTCAACACCATCTGCATCGACGAGTTCACTGCGTTCAAGAACAAAGACAGCCAACGTAGTAAGGCGGTAGCCAAGATCATTGACTGGTTTGACTACCGCGTGGCGATGTCAGGTACACCCAACAGCAACACCATCCTCGATATCTGGCACCCCGCCTACCTTATCGACGGTGGCGAGCGGTTGGGTCGCAGGTTCTACGGCTTTCGCAACTCTGTTTGTACCAGCCGTTTCAATGGATTCGCTAACGAGTGGGTAGATCGAGACGATGCAGAGCAGATCGTTGCGTCACAACTACACGACATCAATATTCGATTCGCGCTTGAAGAGTGCATCGACATGCCTGAGCAAACAGTCTCAACCAAGCTGACACGCCTGCCCAAAGACATCATGAACCAGTACTTGATACTTGCAGAAGACTCCGTCTTGCACACCGCGCAAGGCACGATCAACGCAGTACACGCTGGAGCCAAGGTAAAGAAACTACTGCAGCTGTGTACTGGCGCTATGTATGACAACGAAGGCAGTGTTATCGGCGTACACAACGACCGCTATGACCTCGTCCTACAGCTTGTAGAGCAGCGTGCCCACAGTCTTGTTGCCTTCAACTGGTCACATGAGAAGGCTCACCTTGTGGAGCAATGTGAAAAACGTGGTATCAGCTACGGCGTTATCGACGGCACTACACCGCCGCACAAACGCAACGACATCGTTGATCGTATGCAAGCAGGACAGCTGCAAGTTGTCTTCTGTCACCCACAGTCTGCAGGTCATGGGCTCACCATGACAACAGCAACCACCGTGATCTGGGCGTCCCCAACCTACAACGCCGAGCACTACCAACAGTTTAACCGCCGTATCTATCGCGCAGGGCAGACCAAACGAACTGAGGTCATACGCATTGCCGCAGAAGGTACGTGGGAAACCGATGTGTTCGACAAGCTAGAAGGCAAATTGGCTCGTATGGAAGACCTGCTCACAACACTCAACAACCTTAACAATCTAAGGAAATCAGCATGATGCTCACAGGGGCACCTCCAATGAATTCAGACGAACTCATCACAGAACTCAAGAAAACCAAGGATCAAATTCGTGACCTCAACAACGAGGTCAAAGAACTCAAGGAACGGGAAGATGAACTTGCCCGTTCCCTGATGACAGAGATGGATAAGACAGGTCTAAAGCGTATGGCTAATGACCTTGCAACCGTCTCTGTCGCAACAGAAGCCGTGCCGAATGTTGATAACTGGGACGAATTTCGTGCCTACGTTAAAGACAACGACCTATGGGAACTGTTGCACAAACGTGTCTCTGCGACTGCTTGTCGGGAGCTTGCCATGACGGAAACCATCCCAGGCGTAAGTTTTAGGGACTTAACAAAACTCAACTTTAGAACTACTTAATTAACAATTACCAATAAGGATCTAACTATGGCGAATCAAGCCTTAGCCCTCGTCGACAACTCAGAACTACCTGCTCACCTTAATATGGAAAGCAGCCGTGGCAACGAGAATGTCGGTGCAAACATCACTATCCCTCGCATCAAACAGCTGCAGAAGATGTCGAACGAGTGTGACAAGCACCACCCAGCACACATCAAAGGCGCTGAGCCTGGGATGTTCTGTAACACCGGTACCGGCGAACTCTACGGTGAAGAGATCTACGCGATCTCAATTAACTTCACCACGGCGTTCAAAGTCTGGCGTGCCATAGAAGCTGGTGGCGGCATCGTAGGCGAGTTCCCTACACAAGCTGAAGCAGAAGCTGCTATTGACGCAGCCGAAGGCGACAACGGCAACTACACGGCTAACGAGACGCACACCCACTTGTTGATCCTCAAGGATCCCAAGACTGGTGAGCTGTCCTCACCTGCCCTGATGGACTTCGCTGTATCTAAACTGACGGTATCCAAGCGTTGGAATACCGCAATCCAGATGAAAGGTGGCGACCGTTTCGCAGCACTGTGGAAACTAAGCACTGTGTCAGTCACATCGAAAGCAGGTAACCAGTACCTGAATATCGATATTGACGCACTAGGTTGGACGCAGAAAGCTGACTACGACGTAGCAGCTTCACTGTACGAAGCTCACGCCTAGTACTGCATGAACGAACACAGCTTTGTAAAAGCTGTACATCGGAAACTTCCACCTGAAGTTTACAAGTGGAAGATTCACGATACGTATACCGGCGGGGTACCAGATGCAATGTATGCTGGCCCTGCTGGTCTATTGTTTGTCGAATACAAATACCTCAAGAGCCTACCAAAAAAGCCCACCACCCCCATAAAAACGGGGCTATCAGAACTTCAGATCAATTGGTTAGAACGTATGATACTTTACAACGTTTTAGCACTGGTTATAATCGGCTCACCGTCCGGTGCAGTAGTGCTAACTGCAGACTTCCGGCGCACACTTACCCTGTCGAATTTTGACGCAACCCTATCTGCCAGCGAATGTGCTGACAGGATTGTGGACTTGGCAACGAACCATGAAAGAAGAAAACTTACCTATACCTGTCCAGAACCTACGTAGAATCTGGGCTAAATACAAAGAAGAAAACAAAATCACTCAAGCCGAGGCTGCTGAGAAACTAGGCTGGAAACAAAGTAACTTCAGCCACTACATAGCTAACATCAACAAGCTGAACCCGAACACGATATTCAAGCTATCGGTGTTCCTGCAAGTTGACCCAACAGAAATCGACCCTACTTGTTTTGATGATCTGCCGGACACTCGATTTGTTCGGGCTAAAACAACGTCAGGCACTAAGACAACTGAGCAACTTTGCGTGTCAGGCAAAACCTTAACCGGTAACACCTACGCTTATCACCCAGACATGGGGTACAAACTACCAATGGGCTGCAAGATCGTAGCGGTAGCCCCAAATCAAGCCAAAGCAAAACAGAGCAATCTGTTTCTTGTTCGAAAATCTGCAAAAGACCAATGGAAGCTACTAGAGCATAAGTCTCTACCAGATCTTCGCAAACTCTATAAAAACGTAAAAAGCGTTACGAATATCTACACATAGCTAGACATTAATGTTATAAAGTCTCATAACTTAATAGTAGCAATTCTACTAAATTTATTTCACCCTACCCGCACCAAGGACTGTTATGCAGCTAATGCTCGAAGAGAAATACGGCCCTTTTATGACGGTTGAAGATCTCGCCAATCTAGTGAAAACCAACAAGCAAACCATCTACAACCGGCTCTACAACGAGACGCTCGGCATACCACATTGGCGCATGGGCAAACGATACTTGTTCCCCACCGAAGGTGTAGAAATCTACATCAACAACAGCATGAGCCCCGCCGCCGATGAATGACGGCGACATGGTGCATTCACCTGCGCACTATGCCGAAAGCGACATCGAGTGTATCGACGCAATGGTCGCAGCGTTCGGTGCTGAAGCTGTCCAGATCTACTGCCGCCTTGCCAGCTTCAAGTATCAATGGCGTGCCGGAAAGAAGTTCAATGCCGATGAAGACCTCCGTAAATCTATCTGGTATACGCGCTTTGCAATGGGCGACGATCCACGGGCTTAGAAGTTTTCGGCGTTAAGCTGCGTATACCGGCGCAGCGTCTCCCACTTTTTGTGCCCTGAGATGTGCGCTACTTGTGGTATCGAGTAGTTGCTTTCTCTGTCTTCAAACAATCGGCTAATCCCTTCGTGC